GAATAGGTCTGCCCATCAATTTCGAAGATTTTGGTTTCTTTCAGGCTCACGATTTTGTCAATCATTTCTGCGAACATTGTCATATCCTCCTTCGTTATTCGGCTGCCTGCTGGCTGGCCTGCAGCAGATTCAGAATTTTCGGTGCTTCCTGTTCATGCCCGTCCATGCGCATCTGGCCGGGGAGCTGCGGCACCATTTCGGCAACGACCATTTCCCCGTTGCCATCAGTGGTAACGCAAAGCGACGTTGCGACCGGATTGGTCGCCGCGAGCGTGGCCTTGGCAACAACATTCACGCGGATCTGCCGGCGGTCATCGTCCGGTGTCAGCTCGATCGTCAGCGTGATCTTGCGCTTTGCGGTTGCTTTGGTGTTGACGTCAAGGATGTTGTCAACACAGCGCTGCATCTCATAGTCCACGCGCTCCTGGAATGCGCCCTGCGCCATCTGCAGGATGCTCGCTCTTTGGGTTTCGTGATTCATGGTTGTCCTCCTTATCCGATCAATGTCGGTATTTCATAATTGCACCAGAGCACTTCCGTGCGCCTGCTGCCATTCTGGTTATAGGCCTTCCGCTCGATGATGTTCCAGCCGCTCAGTTCGCTGTCATACATAGGTGAGTGATACCCGGACAGGATAACCGGCCCCGGGTGTGCTTTCAGCGCTGCCAGCAATGCCTCGTGGTCTGCGTCTGTCATTTCGTGCCGATACTGCTTTCCGCTGCGCGTTTCAAGCAAATACGGCGGATCTGCATAGATCAGCACGTTCTCGTGCCGGAAACGCCGAATCAGCTCCAGCGCCGGGCGATTCTCTATCTGTACTTCTTTCAGCCGCTCGGCCGCGGCCCGTATGTTCTCGGGCATATCGTTCCAGCAGTTCAGGCAGTAACTACGCTCACGCGCATAAACGTCGATTTTGAATCCGGTCTTTTGATACGTCTTGAAGCCGTGCCCCATCCTGCTACGGATGCAGAACCGCACCGCGCGGTCGAAGTCTGTTTCTCCGCAATTCTCGTGCGCATCATCAAAGACTGCGCGCGCATATGGCGTTAAATCGATCTCCCGGGCAAGCCGCTCGGGCTCTGCGCGCAGAACGCGGAAGAAATTCACGATATCCCCGTCGATGTCGTTCACGGTCTCAATTGCTGACCGCGGTTTGTGGAACAGAACGGCCAAAGAACCGGCGAACGGTTCTAGGTAGGATCTGTGCGGCGGCATAATCTGCACGATTTCCTGTGCCATGCCCCACTTTGCACCGGGGTAATTCAAAAGCGCATTCATCGCTTCACACCATCGCCGAGTGCGAGCTGCCCGGCGGCATACAGCTCGTACACCGTCCGGCCGCGATCATCTGCCATATACGGCAGGAAGATCTGCTGCATCGGCACATCACAGGATTCGATCAGCGCCATTTGTGCCAGCACCCAGTCGCGCACGTTCCGCCACGCGGTCATTTCTGCCTGCTCTCGGTCGGCCTTGATCTTCTGCGCCGCGAACACTCGCAGCGTTCCGTCTACGGCCGCCGGCAGGCGGAAGCCACGCGGCCCAACCGGCGTGTCGATCCCAAACGCGATCGCCTGCGGCTTGCCATTATCGTAGTCAATCATGATCTTGGTGGCGCCGTGGCGTGCAAGCGCGCCTTGGATTTCCCCGATGGACGTATATACGTCCACTTTCGTCGTATAGTTTTTGATTGCCATGTGCCCACCTCACTCCGGATCGCCGAGAAACCGGATCACGCCCTGACGCAGCTGCACCCGGTACGGCTCCAGCTCCACGGCCGTCATGTACTTATGGCCGAATAGTTCTTTCATGTTCTGCCAGTCCTCCCACATGACACGATACACTGCGCGCCCGCGCAGGCACACCAGCACAAACGCCAGCGCGCCCATATTGGCGTGCGATTCCAGTGCACGCGCCTGCTCTTCCGTGACCGCACTTTGCATGATGCGGTCTTTGTCCGTGGCCTTGGCCTCGAACACTACGCTGCTGCCGCCGCATAGCGTGCCCTGAAAATCCGGCTGCGCCTGCTTGGTGAAAACCGCCTCGAACGACCAGCAGCCGCTCGGATTCTGATGCCGGCCGGAAATGACCTTGATCGGCTCCGGCGTCTTGTCGATCTCCGCGATGCCATGCGCCCGGTAATACGCGCAGGCCGTGAGGATCTGCGCCTCAAAGCCTTCCCCGGTCGCACGGCTGATACTCCCCTGTGCCTGACGCGCTGGGTTTTTCGCCGACTCCTCGGCGTGGAAAAACTGCAGCGCCTTTTCATACGCCACAGGATCCAGCTTGCGCGCCGCCTGTTTCTGATAGCGCGGCGGCAGGCTGTCCATGCTGATGCCCATTGTGGACGCTCCTTCCTATGTGGTGTCTTTGATCTCGTAATACTCCTGCCACGGCCAGCCGCTCAGCTCATGCCAGCCGCTCTTATACTCAGACCCATCGTCAAAGCGATAGAGATGCATCCCCCGTCTGGCCTTCGGCTCTTTTCGCCACGTCTCTGCCTTGGCCACCTGATAGCGGATCTCCGGCTTCGCCATGCCGGCACTGCAGGTATACCGCCGGCGGCGGATGCCCTGCTCGCGGTAGCGGCGCATGGTGGAGCGTGATTCCTTGATGAGGTAGGACGCGAGCTTTGCATGATTCTTGCGGTCATCGAGCATCTGGAAGCTGATAGACCCCGCGCCATTGGTCACCTTTGTCCAGGCGGCGGCGATGATCTGCGCGTCAAAGCGCGGCAGGAGGATGTGATGATGCACGTTCGTCATGTGCTTGGTTTCGAGCACGGCGATGTATTTCAGGCGCTTGCCCTCTTTGGCGTAGGCCTTGCGCAGCTCGCGGAAGAACGCGGCTCTGTCCCGCTCGGCTTGCTCTAATGTGATGGTTTTGCACCAGTAGTGCAGCACCAGATGGAAGTCGCCATAATGGTAGTTGCAGTTGATGAGCCAGCGCAGGTGCTCCTCTGCCACGCGCTCGTTGATGCGCTCCTGACACTTGGAGGTCTCCCGCTCAGATGATCGCTTGCGCGGCTTAACTTCCTTGCTGTGCACACGGGATGAATACATCTTGCGGTGCTCGACCGTTTCCCCGCACACGACGGTGCGATGTACATACGGCATGATTGCCTCCCTGTCTGTCTCCGGTCGAGTTAGTAATTGGTCTTACCGAAGCTGAAAACGCCTTGCGGCGTCAGCGTTTTTCGGCTTGCAGGGCGGGCAACTGTATGCTATAATATATATAGTGTAGCGCGCCCTGTGCGCTATTGGGTTTTCACCGCCTGCGGGTTTGACGATCTTCGCAGGCGGTGTCTTTTTATGTCTCCGGCGGCGCCCACATGACGCGCGCCCCGTGGACGACTTCCTGCCATGGGACGCCCCACAGCTCCGCCGCGCACTGGATCGCCGCGAACGGCGATGCGCACGGCACGACCACGGCCTTGCGCCCCGGGAGCGCCACCCGCGCGCGGCCTTTTGCGGCCCAGCGGTCATTCCGGCGTCGCATGGCCAGCTCTGACGGTGACATATATACGACCTCCGGGCGTCTCATGCGACGCCGAGCGCAGCGAAGATGATGTGAAACAGCCACCCCGCCAGCGCGATGCCGGCGATGAAGGACGCGCAGACGATACCGTCCTCGATGCCCCACATGATGTAGCGGCGCACCTTCGCCTTGGCGCGCGGATCTCCGAACACCTTCATTCGTCGTCGCTCCCCTCTGCCGTTCGGTACAGCATCTGCATGTTGTTCGCGCAGATAGCGCACATCGGCACATCGTGGATATGCCGGACGCCGTCCACGCTCCCACAAAATGCACAGCCCGGCGCATACTTGCGCAGGATGATGTTGTCCGCGTCGGTATAGATCTCCATGGGATCTCCCGTCCGGATACCCATCGTCTGGCGCAGCTCCTTCGGCAGCACGATGCGGCCGAGGTCATCGACCCTCCTGATGATTCCTGTTGCTTTCATTGGTTTCTCCTTTCTCTTGACCTATCTGGCCAACATCTGGGCGAGCGCCACGGCGCTGATGCCCTCTTTCCCGCTGACGTTGTACCGCTCGCGGCACACCCGTCGGCTTTGCCCTGTATAATTGCTGACGTCTGTCACCGTCAGCACCCGGCGGCCACCGGTGAACTTCAAGATTTCCTCCAGCTCAAGCCGGAAGGTTTCTTTTTCTCGCGGCATATGTACCTCTCTCCTTTAAAAAAATGTGCTGATATTGAAAACTTCGGCGCTCTCTGATATACTGCAAATGGAAAACATGGAAATTCTGCGTATGAAAGGATGTACCACTCATGGTAAATGAAGATTGCGCCCGTGATTTGCTGCAATACCTCGACAGTTGTCTTGAAATCAGCAGTACCGGAAAACGTGTCAAGCCCATAAAGCTCAAAAAGGTGCTTCATGAGGAGCCGCTCAGCAATTACACATCCGACGACATTTACAATGCTGCGGAATATCTGGTGAAGCTTGGGCTAGTCAATCTGCCCATCCCGCGCAGCACAGCACTCAAGGGCGGAGCACGTTC